ACAACCAGGAGAGCAATTAGATTTGTTTGGAACTGATGAAAACGAAATAAATAGTATATTATCTAAAAAAGAAAATGATTCAAAACCTTGTAATTCATAATATATGGCTTGTAGTATAATTAGAAATAAAGAAACTGATGAAATAGAAAAGATATTGGCTCCTAATGGTAAGGAGTCTATACTCTTTAATAATATTTTAAATAGTATAAAAGATAAAGAACAAGCTTTAAAAAGTTGGGCACAAGTGTATACTCCTTCTTTTAAAGCATGGTTTGGTGATTGGGAAAAAGGAGAAGGTTCTAAAGTAATAGATGCTAATGGAGAACCTTTACTTGTATACCATGGTTCTGGAGAAAAATTTAATATATTTAAACCAAATGAATTAGGTATTACATATTTTACAACTGATTATGATTATTCTAAAATATTTGCTGAAAGACAATCAGACAGTATTACTTTTTTAAAATATATATACAATCGAGATTTAAAAAGTCTTACAGCTGTTCAAGATGCCTTAGATCCAGATAAAGATTATCCTTGGTTATATGCTGTTATTGAAAATCTTTCAAAAGAAAATTATACTGCTCAACAAATAGTAGATTTAATTTATAAAAATATAAATAATCCTGAATTTTTTGAACCAGATTATGAAAGAATGTATATTCAAGATAGTGGTGATGAAGGAGCTGATTATTATGACTTTCCTGAGACTGATCAAGATATAGAAGCATCTAAAAAATATGAACTTCAGAATAAAGAAAATATTAAGAATAAAGAAAATGAAGTATATAGATTACTAGCACTATCAGATAAATCATCTGATATAATTTTTGCTCTTGAAAATAATATATCTACAGAAGAGTCTGATATTGTAAGAAACTTTGAAGAGTATAATGAAAAAAATCCAGAAGAAACTATATATCCTGTATTTTTAAATATACAAAATCCTCAGTATGAAGATTCTATTTCAAATGAGAATATAAGAGAAGGTAAAATAAAACTTTCTAAAACATCGGATGGTTTAATTGGAAAAGATTCACCTTTATATGTTAAACATCGTGAGAGTAAAATTTTAAGAGATAATGTAGATGTGTATGGTGTTTATAAACCAAATCAAATAAAATCACTTTATAACACAGGAACTTATTCTACAGAAGAAGATAATATATTATTTCAACTTCCTAAAGAAGGACAGAAACCTGCTTCTCCAGAACTGATTAAGTTGATGAAGGAATTCATTAAACAGATTGGTGTTGATTATCAATTAGTTAGTAACATTGTTGTAAATGGTGTTAAGCAAGATGCTAATGGTGTAGCACTTATTATGCAGAAACTTATTCAAGTGGTAGAAGGACAAGAAGATGTTGCTCTACCAGAAGAAGCTATGCACTTTGCTGTAGAGATTGTAAAACAAACTAATCCAAAATTATATCAACAACTTCTTAAAGAAATTAATGACCATCCTAAATTACAAGAAGTCATTGATCTTTATGGTGATCATCCATTGTATCAAAAAGATGGAAGACGTGATATTGCTAAACTTAAAGAAGAAGCTATTGCTCAAGTGTTAGCAGATAGAATGGAAGATGCTGTAGGAAGAACCTGGTGGCAAAAGATTCTTGACTGGTTAACTCCTAGATTCTTAAAATCTGGATTTGATAAAGCTTCTATGGATGTGTTAGCAGGAAGACTACCTAGTGTAGAAGCTATTGATGTTTCTAAAGGAAGTGCTTATTTCCAATTGACAGAAGGAGAGAGAGTGTTTGATAATATTAAACAAATCTCCGATTCATTAGATTTAAAAGAAGATGGTACTAAAGAAGATGGTAAACCTAAGAAAAGTTATTTCTTAGGAGAAGATAAAATTCAAAACAGGGTTAGTGATAGAGTAAAGAAGTTTTACGAGAAACTGTTTGGAACAGATCTTAATGAAGATGAATTTGTTAAAGCTGTTAATGAACTTAAAGCTGAGAAAGGTACAGAGAAACATGCTGCTCTTGAGTACGCACAATCTAGATATGTTGATCCAGAAACAGGATTATTAAGAGAAGAACCATTAGATGATTCTGATTATATCAATTCATTAAATAATGTAGATAGAGATATATACATTGCTCTTAGAGATAATTTGAAAGAACGTTTATTATGGTTTGAACAAAAAGCTCCAGGAACAAGATTTATGTCTGAGGTAACAATTGTTGATCCTAAGAAAAGTGTTGCTGGTACAATAGACTTTTTAGCTATCACTCCTGATGGAAAAGTGAATATCCTTGACTGGAAATTCATGGATCTTAATACAGATAAGTATGAGGATGTTCCTTGGTATAAAGTTAAAGCATGGGATATGCAGATGACTGATTACAAAAACATTCTTATTTCTAATTATAAATTAAAGAATGAAGACTTTCAACAAACTAGGATGATTCCTGTATTAGCAATATATACACCTGCTGATTATGAAAGAGAAATTCTTCCAAGACTTAAAGAGATAAAGATAGGAGATGTTAATGTTCAAAACATTACAGAAGACTATTTACTTCCTGTAGGTATAACACAAGAGAAGACAGGGAACAAAAGAATCGACACTCTTATTGAGAAGCTAAACAATACATATAAAAAACTTTCTGAAGAGAAAGTTACAGATGCTGAGAAAGCAAATAAAGCAGAGCAATTAAACTCTTTATACAAAGCTATTAGACATTTACAAATCAAACAAAATATTGTTCCTTTAATCAATCAAGCAAAGATATTAAATAAACAAGTATCTATGTTGATAGACAGATACAAGTCTGACTTTGAAGGTAAAGAGAAAGCAGATATTCCTCAAGATAAGATAAATGCTTTTGCTGGTATGATTAGAATTCATCTTGAAGCACTTACTCCTTATTTAGATTTAAGACTTTTGAGATCAGGTATAGATGATACTACAGAAGAAGGACTTAAATTAAAAACAGAGATAAACAACACTCTTGAGAAAGTTGAAAATTATATTTCAGATCTTGAAGAACTAGATGAAACCTTTGGTGAGAAATTTAATGAGGCAAGCACAACACCAGAGAAGGTGGTAAAAGGAATTAGTAAGTGGCTTTCTAACATGGCTACATTACAAATAGATAATATTCAATCTTTATACAAACTAGCAAACAGAGCATTCTTTCTTGCTGAAAGAGAAACATTAGATGAGGTTAAGAAATTAGATACACTAAAAGAAAACTATGAAAAGTGGGCTTCATCAAAAGGTCTTTCTGCAAAAAATTATTTTGACATTCTTATGAAGAAAGATAAGAATGAATTGATTGATGAGTTTGATAAAGATTTTTATGATGAATTAAAAGCTAAGATAGCTAAGAAAAACCATGCTTGGGTATTAGATAATATTGATCAAGAAGCATATAGACAATATGTAGAAGATAAGATTGAATCAGAAACAAAACGAATCTTATCAATACCTAGAGTTGGTACAGTGGAAGAAGTGAAGATTAAAGTTAAGAAAGAACTTGCAAAACTTTACAACAAGTATGATCTTAAAACTAGAACATCTAATGGTTGGTTAGTATATGATGAGGTTAAAAAATTCCCAAAGAAAGATAAATGGGAATCTGCAGAGTGGAAAGAATTAACTAAACCAGAAAATGCTCCTGCTAAAGCATTCTATGATTATATTATTGAACGTAATAAATATTACGCAGAGATAGGATATCTACAAGGAAAAGCAGCAAGAAAGTTTCTTCCTTGGATTAGAAAAGGATTTATGGAAGGATTAGCATTTGGTGGAGCTACTAGAGGACTAGGTGAGCAATTCTTAAGAAATATTTCTATGGATGAAGCAGAAGCTGGTTATGGACAAACAGATCCTACAACTAATGAGTTAATCAATGTTGTTCCTAGATATTTTACAAAAGATTTTGGAGAAGGATATTCAACAGACTTATTCAAAACTATGGCTTTATATAATCAATTTGCTATTAAGTTTAAGAACTTAAAAGATATTGAGGAGAGTGCATTACAACTTCTTAGAATTGAAAGAAATAAAAAAGCAATAAGAACTTCTAGATTTGGAAGACTTGTTAAAGAAGGTGATGATTTTAAATATGTTGACAACTCTGAAAACTCTAAACTATTAGAAGACATGATTAAAGCTGTTGTTTATCAACAGAAATATATAGAGAGTGAAGTGTTTGATGCATATCTAGGAAAGATATCTGGATTTGGAAAAAAAATAAATGATAAGTTAGGGATGAAAATATTCCCTGAAGATCTAGAAGAAAGACAACTTTCTGCAAATAAATTTATTGATACTATCAATACACAGTTTCAATTAACAACATTAGGACTTAACTCTTTGTCTGCTATCTCCAACTTATTTGGTGGTACTGCCAATGGTCTTATTAATGCAGGTAAATATTTCACAAAACTTGACTATCTTAAGACACAGATGTGGATGTTTACAAATAAAATGCAAGGAAAGATATTAGGAAAAAGTTCTCTTGGTGAAGATCCTAGAAAAGCAATAGCTGCTCTTGATTACTTCCTACCTTTTGTAGAAAGTTATAATAGAGATGCTGGTAAAAAACTATCATTAAATAAACTTGATGAACAGCAGATACAAGATTTCTTAATGTACTTTATGAGAAAAGGTGAGCAAGCTGTACAAACATTAAACTTCTTTGCATTTCTTAAGAATGCTGTTGTTGTAGATGGAAAAATAGTTAATGCTAGAGAATATCTAAGAAAGACTGATGAATATAAAAACTTCTATGCTGGTACACAAGAAGAAAGAAAAGCAAGAAAAGATAAGTTTGACAAAGATGTAGAAGAACTTATTGATGAGAAAGGTGTATTAAAATTAGGAGAAATAAATGATAAAGGAGAGTTTGTTATTCCTGGAGTGGATAAGAAATCTGATTCTGTTATAGAGTTTAGAAGACTTGTTCAAAGTTTTACATCTGATGCTCTTGGTTCTATGAGTGAAGAGAATAGACGTAAAGTGAACATGAATGTTTATAGTTCATCAACAATGGTATTCAAAAACTGGATTCCTAGACTTGTAGATGTTCGTATTGGTAATATGAAATATAATGCTGCTTCTGATGCATATGAATGGGGAAGAATGCGTATGATATTTGGTATGCTTACAACAGACATAATGAAGTCTGCTAATAGTGTAAAAGCTGCTCTTGCTGGAGATGGGGATGTTTGGCTAGATCAAGTTAGAAATCTTTATGAAAAGAAAAGAGTAGAGTATAAAGAGAACACAGGAAAAGATCTTAATATGACAGAAGATGAATTCATTTCTCTTGTTAATCAGAACATAAAGAATCAAGTTACTGACCTTGTAATCTTACTATCTTTGATGGCATTGCTAGCAGGATTAAAAGCTGCTGCTCCAGATGATGATGAAGAAGCAATTGTAAAAAATCAATGGAAGTTTTACTTGAAAGCTACAGATAAACTAACAGACGAGCTTATGTATTTCTATAAGCCTACAACACCATTTGATTTAATTTCTGCTAAAGGTGGAATAGTTCCTTCTTTAGGACTTATAGAAAACTACATTAAGTTAACAAAAGAGTTTGCTTTAGAGAATTTTGGAATGATTGTGGGAGATGAAGAAATACAAGATGATGCTAAACCAATTAAATACTTAATGAAATCTTTTCCAATAAGTAATCAAGCAGCTGGATATTTACCTATGTTCTATCCAGACTTAGCAAAAGATCTAGGTATCAAAATGCAATCACAATATGGTATACGATAGAACGCTATATTATACCAGGTATTTACTATCAACACTTTTAAAACATATAATTAATAATTAACTTTGCTCACATGAGAACAGCTGCAATTTGCCCAACATGCGCCACATATGAAAACGCTTTATGCATCATATACAATGGCCCTTACTTAACCAATATAAAAGTGAACCCTTTAGAGGATCTGCCAACTATATTAGGTAAAATAAATACTAACTTAGTACCTCTATCAGGTACAACTGCTCCTAGTACATCTGCTACATATAAAGGACAGCTTTATTTAAATACAACTACATCTATGTTGTATTTTGCTAAAACTACAGGTACAGGAGCTGCTGATTGGAGCCTTGTAATTACTGCACCTATAGTAACACCTCAGTATGCTAACAACTCAGCTGCTTTATTTGCTGGCTTAGTTGCTGGTCAAGTTTACCGTACAGGAGATATTTTAAAAATAGTACATTAATAATTTAAAAAATAAAAAAATGGAAAACTTCACAATTCATATCTTTGGATATGGCGAAACCCAAATCAATTCAAAAGAATTATCAGTAAAGGTATCTACAGATACATTAACTACTGTAACTCCTTTAGTAGAGGCAATCTTTGCTAAAAAACCTGCAGATAACCCAGCGGTTATCTCTCCTTTCCACGCTATCAACATCTTTGGATACAATGATATCAGATGGGTAGATAAAGATTCATTCAGTGTAAAAGATGATGAAGAATTAAAACCTCTTATCGATGCTTTAATTGCTGAGTTGCAAGTTGCAAAAGATAACCTACCTGTAGAACCTACAGTGTAATTATTCTTAAATAAATTTATTAAAAGGGTAAGATTTTTGTTAATCTTATCTTTTTTTTTATTTATCTTTGTCCATAAAATCAATTAATTATGAAGAAAAGAATCTTTTTTAACTCCTCTCTTCCAAGAGCAGGATCAACACTTCTGCAAAATATAGTTGCAGATAATCCAGATTTTTATTGCACACCTACATCAGGATTTTTAGATCTTCTGTTAGGTGCTAAGCAAAATTACAATCATGGTCAAGAGTTCAAAGCACAAGATGCTGAACTAATGAAGCAAGGATTTATTGGCTTCTGCCATAATGCTATGCATGGGTATTTCAATGCTATTACAGACAAACCTTTTGTCTTAGATAAGAATAGAGGTTGGGGTGTTCATTTACCACTTGCTAAAGAATTTATGGTGGCTCCTAAAGTGGTATGTATGATTAGAGATGTACGTGCTGTTTATGCTTCTATGGAGAAAAACTTTCGTAAGAATCCTACAGAAGCAAATCACATTCAAGATCCTTCACAATTAGTAGGAACAACTCTTCAAAAGAGAATTAACCTATGGGCTGATGGACTACCAGTTGGTATATCTATGGAGAGATTAAAAGATATGTTTGATCAAGGAATAGATAAAGAAGTGTTGTTCATTAGATATGAAGACTTAATGGAATTTCCTGAACAAGAAATGAAACGTTTCTATGAATATATGGAACTTCCATACTACGAACATTCATTTGAAACTGTTACACAACATACACATGAGAATGATGCTATACATGGTATTTATGGAGATCATAAACTAAGACCAACATTTGAAAGAAAACCTGATGACTTTGAAGAAGTGTTAGGATATGAACTTTGTCAATCAATTAAAAACACCTATCCTTGGTTCTTTAAGAAATTTGGATACGTATAAACCAAAACTATGAATATAATATTTGATATATCAGGAGGCTTAGGGAAGAACATTCTTTCTACAGCTGTATTAAAAGCTATTAAGGCTCAACACCCTAAAGCAAAAGTAATTGTTCTTACATCTTACCCAGATGTATTTATTGGTAATCCCAATGTAAACAAAGTGATACAACATGGTACCACTTCAGAAATCTATAATAATTATATGAAAGATAAGGAAGCAAAAGTGTTCATCACTGATCCTTATACAACATCTGATTACTTAACAGAATCAAAACATTTGATTGAAATATGGTGTAATCTTTTTGGTATTGCTTATAATGGTGAATTGCCTGAGTTATTTATATCTAAAACAGAAGTGGAATACTTTGCTCCATTCTATCAATTAGAAAAACCTATTATGGCTATACAACCTAATGGTGGACCAGCTGATCAACCATTAAAATATAGTTGGGTTAGAGATATTCCTACACCTATAATGAATGATGTGATTCAGCATTATAAAAAAGATTATACAATTGTACATATTAAACGTGAGGATCAACTTATGTATGCTGATACAATAGGAGCTCTTGATTCATTCAGAAGTATAGCTGTATTGTTATCTCTATCAGAAAGAAGACTTCTTATAGATTCATCAGCTATGCACATTGCTACAGCTCTTAATCTTCCATCTATTATATGTTGGATAGGAACAAGTCCTAAAGTATTTGGTTATGATATGCATGGTAACATAGAAGCTAATGCTCCAGACAAAGAATTAAACTTTGAGAATCAATATTTACAAAGAATGCCATTGTTTGAAGACATATCTAGATGTCCATACACAGAACTATCTAGTATATTTAATAGTGAAGACATAATTAAATCTTTGAAATAATGGCAGTATATTGGTTTACAGGACAACCTTCACATGGTAAGACAGTGTTAGCTAAATTACTAAAAGAAGAACTAGAAAAGTATGGACAAGTGTTTCATATAGATGGTGATGATCTAAGAGCACTTACATTAAATGCAGATTTCTCTGAACAAGGAAGAAAAGATAATGTTAAAGGTGCACAAAAGATAGCACACTACTTACATAATGAAAATTATGCAGTGGTGGTATCTGTTATTGCTCCATACAGATCGCAAAGAGAAGAACTTAAAACTATGCTTGGTGCAGATCTTGTAGAGTTATATGTTCATACAACAGAACCAAGAGAAAGAGATCACTTTAGTGTATTTAATTACGAAGCTCCATTAGAGAACTTCATTGATGTAGACACTACAGATGATACACCAGAAGAATCAATTGCTAAAATTTTAAAACTAATATAATGGGATGGAGTAAAAAAGTGCATGTAGAATCTTCTATGCAACCAAAAGATTCACAATACGCAATGTTTGTAGGAAGATGGCAACCTTTACACAAAGGACATCAAGAACTATTTGAACAAGCTTTAGATAGTGGTAAGAATGTTTTGATTTGCATCAGAGATATTAAACCTGATGAAAAGAATCCTTTTACAGCAGAAGAAGTAAAAGCTAACATTGAAAATCATTATGCATTGTTTGTAGAGTCACAAATAATTAAAGTGATGGTTATTCCTGATATCTGTTCAATTGAATTTGGAAGAGGAGTAGGATATGATATTATAGAACATATACCACCTACAGAAATAGGAGATATATCAGCTACAAAAATTAGAGAGCAAATGCGTAAAGATGGTAAACTATGAATGTAGAAAAGAAAAGACACATAGCTAAAACTATAAGTTATAGAGTGCTAAGTACATTAATTGGATTTACAATTATGCTAGTTATAACAGGATCTGTTAAAGTGGGTGCTGCATTTGGAATTGCTGAACTAGTTTATAAACCAATACAATATTATATTCATGAAAGAATATGGTATAGATGGATCAAGTATGGTTTGAAGTAATTCTTTTTACCCTTATGCTATATTATGCTAGAAATATATTTTAACCATTTCGTTATTCCAAATAAAGGATTTATATTTGTTCTTGAATTATATACAACCAACAGTAACCCACTCAATTAAGAGCTTGGGGATTTTGCGTTTAATAATAAATCATTCCGAAGCATGGCCCAATCATTTGAAGAACAAGTAGAAAAAGAACTGAAGAGTATGGATCAACGTTTATACGATCTAGAGGAAAAAATGACCTCTATAGATATGAAACTAAGTCAAGTAGTAGATGCTATTTTGGGAAATTCTCTTACTAAAACTGGAGGGTTTGTCAAGGATATTGATGATTTAAAAATAAAAATAAAAGAACTAGAAGATAAACTTCAAAAACAAGAGGAGTTTAAAAAGAAGTTCACTTGGACAATTGGTATAGTTTTGGCACTAGCAGCAATATTACAATACGTTGCTAACATATTGTCCAAAATTAACTAATGAATCATGGTAAGTTTAGAAGAATTTATTCCAAAGTTTGTAAAAGGCGGTTGGATAGTAGCCTTAATTGGTGCATCTGGTATGATTGCTAGATTGGTTGTATCTGAAGAAGATACTCCTATGAATCAAGTAGTTCGTAACATAGCTGCAGCAATGATTGCTTCGTCTATATCGTGGTTTATAATGGAACAGTTTGAGATGAACTCAATGCTAAAAGCTGTTATATATGGACTGGTAGGATTGAATTCTCCAGAACTATTAAAAGGAATTACAAAAATATCAGGATCTTTTTCAGATGATCCTACAAACTTTATAGCGAATGCTAGACAGGGGAAGGTTACACATAGAAAAACTCCTGTAAAACGTAAACCAACAACAACAAGAAGAAAGTAATGAACAAGAATATTTCATTAATACTATTAACAACTATTATGATATCCGTTGCAATCTATGGTAAATGGATTGAAGGAAAAATATCAGATAATGCACATGCTATTATTGAAGATAGATTGAAACCGCAACCTTGGTTATCGAGAGCTTTTGATTACTATGGTACTCCCATAGAAGCAAACTTTGTAAACAAAGAGTTCAACATTGATAAGTTAAAAGGTAATCTTGATTACATAAAAGATTGGAAAAAATCAAGAGACAGTGTATGGTCAGCATACATTGCAACTGAGATGGTTCCTGAGGAACAAAAACTTATTGATAAAATAAACGAGGAGACAGAAGAGGTTGATGAAATTATAGAAGACATTATCAAAGATGTTGAAAACAACAGGAACTCAAAAGAAGTAGACTCTATAATTAAATCAGGTGTTATAGAAGAGAAGATAACACCAATAATGGACAACATCAATTTGTTAATTGACTTACAGTCTACAGAAGGTGAGAAGTTAGCAGATGAAATGAAAGGTGTAATGTATACATTTTCAAACTTTATGGTTGGAGTTTTAGCATTATCATTTGTCTTATTAGGAACATTGATATATGATTTCATAAAAACAAAAAGGGAAGCACTTAAACCTGTAAGGAGAACAAGAAAACCAGCAACAAAGAAACCAGTTAGAAGAAAACCTCCAGTTAAACGAACAGTAACTAAAAAATAATATTATGAGTTTTTGGAAAGAACTAGTAAGTGATGAATCAGATAGAGTTTCATCTAAACGTGTAGCAGGACTTCTATGTGTTGTTGCACTTGTAGCATCTTTAATTGCTAATACATTCAGTCATGAATCAGTTAAACCTTCAGACATTCTTGTAGAGTCTGTAGCTTTGTTTGCATTCGGTGCATTGGGCCTTACATCAATTGATAAATTTACTAAAAACAAACAATAATGCAATTATCAGAAAACCTATCACTAGCAGAAGTAATGAGATCAGAAACTGCTAAAAGAAAAGGAGTTAGTAACATGCCTACTCCTGAACACATTGAAAACTTTAAGAAGTTAGCTGAGAATATATTCCAACCTATCAGAAAACATTTTAATAAACCAATTCATATTTCTTCTGGTTACAGAAGTGCTGCTTTAAACAAAGCAATTGGTGGAGCAGCTTCTTCACAACATTGTACAGGTGAAGCTATCGATATTGATATGGATGGTACATCTATTACAAACGCACAGATATTCAACTACATTAAAGATAACTTAAACTTTGATCAGTTGATCTGGGAATTTGGAACAGCATCTAATCCTGATTGGGTTCATGTATCATATGAGTCTACAGGTAAACAGAGAAAACAAATTCTTAAAGCTTTAAAAGTTAACGGTAAAACTAGCTATGCTCCATATAAGTAATTTTATAAAACAGCAATGGTTAGGATCCATCCTAATAGTATTCTTCGTTCTGTTCCTTCTTTATGGGATGGAAAAGAAGAATGAATTGCTTGTAGAAAAACAACGTCTTGAGAAAGAGATAGAGGTGCTAGAAGAACGTGAAGAATCACACTGGCATTCTCTTGATAGTTTAAAATCTCACAAGGACGTAATTATAGAAAAACAAAAAACATTAATACAATTACAACATGATACAATTAAAGTTATTGATACTATTGCTTTTAGTAAGCTTCAACAGTTTTTCACAGACAGATACTATCAAGAAGATAGTGCTGAATGAAAAAGTAGCTAGAGAAGTAGTTAAAGACCTTGTTAAAGGAGATTTGTGTGAAAAACATTTAGAGTTAAAAGATGAAGAGATTGATAATCTTCATCAACAAATTGTTGAACTTACTGAAGTTATCAAGATTCAAGAAGAGATCATCTCTAAGAAAGATGAAATCATTACTGTTCAAGATAAAGCAATAGGATGGTGGAAGAAACCTGAGCTTCATGGATACCTAGGAGTTCAAACCGTAAACTCTAGTTTAGTTGATCCATATTTATATGGAACATTGTTATTACAATTTCCTAAATTCAGTGTAGGAGGACAATACTTTGCACAACCAAATAATCCATCAGGGTATGGATTCATTGTAGAATATAACTTATTTTAAATCATGGCAAAACAAACCAACACAGTAGAGAAAAGAATCAAGATTAAAGTGAGCAGACCAGGTGTCCATGCTAAAACAAAGACATCGAAGCTTAAATCTTCAAAGAACTATAAGAAACTTTATAAAGGTCAAGGTAAATAATCAAACTAGTTAGACTCGTTCTAACTATTTTTGTTATTTTATTTTGGTGAAAATCACTTACTTATCGTGAAAAATAATTATTTTTGTATAATAAATAAAAATTTAAAATCATGGCTATACCATCTAGACAAATAGGTTGGAAAACAGAAGATAACCTTTTATGGCAGATCTCTAAACAGCTACAATATCTAACACAAGTAACATCAACAGTAGTTGGTGGTTCATCAGGTCCATTTAAATATAACACTAACACTACAGGTATAGAACCTTGTTTAGGCACTAATGATGCGAGTGGAACATTATCAACTATTGGTGGTGGTCAATATAATACTGCTTCTTGTGATAAGTCTTTTGTAGGTGGTGGTTATTGTAATATTTCATCAAATTATTATTCAACAGTTGGTGGTGGTAGTTATAATACTGCTTCTGGT